GCATTCATGCAATGGACGAAAGGTGGCGGCAAGGAGTTGCCTGGACTTGTTCGGCGACGCAAAGCTGAGAAAAAACTCTTCCTATCTGACTGATGGCAACGAACCTTTATCAGCAGCTACAGACACCAGCGGCCCCAGATGTCGGGTCGGCACCGCCTGCTTATGACGCAAACTACGTCAATCAGAGCAATGGAGTGCTTCGCACTTACTTCACGAAGATCAGTAACGTCATATCGGTATTGTTCGGACCGCGAGGCGGGAAGTACGTCAACGCGCCTTATGGTGCGTTTCAGGACGACACAGATCAGACTGACGGCTCGACAGCGGTTGCTTACTACTTCAGGCTCAACACAACCGACTTTAGCAACGGCGTGTCTGTGCAGACTCGCACTGCATCGTTTACCGGCTCAATCGCAACCACGACATTGACGGTATCGGCCATCTCTGCGGGGTCTATCTTCCCGTCAATGCAGATATCCGGCACTGGCGTTACGGCTGGGACTCGCATCGTTGCGCAGCTTACGGGGACAACTGGCGGCACTGGAACCTACACGGTAAGTGCATCTCAGACCGTAACGTCTACAGCCATGACGGGCGATCTCCCGTCCAAAATTGTCGTCGATCAAGACGGAATCTATAACATCCAATTTTCAGCGCAGTTTGTAAACAGCACCAATGATGTTCAAGAGATCGATATCTGGTTCCGCAAGAATGGGACAAATGTAGCCGGATCAAATAGTCAGTTTGGCGTGAAGCCGCGTAAATCTACAGGTGCGTCAAGCAGATTTATTGCATCGCTGAACTTCTATCTTGACTTGGCAAAAGATGACTACTTCGAAATCATGTGGCGTGTGACTGACTCCGGCGTCTCTCTTGAGCACTTTGCAGCAGTCAGCGCAAGCGGAACAACGCCCGCAATCCCTGCCACTCCATCGATAATCGTGACTGTCTCTTTTGTCTCTAACCGATCAGCGTGACGCCATGCCATACATCCCTCTGAAGATTCCTCCTGGCGTGTACCGCAACGGCACTGAGTTTCAGTCTGCCGGACGGTACTACGATTCATCGCTAGTGCGCTGGTACGAAGGCACGATGCGCCCTGTCGGCGGGTGGCGTAAACGCAGCACATCGCAGATGACAGGATCTTGCCGAGGCTTTATCAACTGGCGCGATAACAGCGGGGACCGCTGGATTGCTGCCGGTACGCATTCCAAGCTGTACGCAATGAACGAGGCTGGAACCCTCAAGGACATTACGCCTTCAGGCTTTACGGCAGGCAGTGCCGACGCGGTTCAGAAGATCGGTTTCGGTTACGGTCCTTATGGCTCATACGCCTACGGCGTAGCTCGCCCTGACACCAACGGCGTGACGCCAGCTACGACATGGAGCCTAGATACCTGGGGCGAGTACCTTGTCGCCTGCTCAAGCTCTGACGGCAAGCTCTACGAGTGGCAGCTAGGATTCTCTACTCCCACGCTGGCCGCTGCGATAGCGAACGCGCCTACAGGCAACGAGGCGGTAATGGTTACATCTGAGCGGTTTGTGTTCGCTCTGGGCGCGGGTGGCAACACTCGCAAAGTGCAGTGGTGCGATCAGGAAAACAACACGGTCTGGACTCCAGCCGCGACGAATCAGGCCGGCGACTTTGAGCTAACGACTGTCGGCAATCTCAAGTGCGGAAAGCGTGTTCGCGGTCTTTCTCTTCTCTTCACTGATGTTGACGTCCATACCGCGACATATATTGGCCTGCCTTACGTCTACAGTTTTGAGAAGGTTGGATCTGCCTGTGGCGTGATTTCCTCGCAAGCCGTGGCGGCGATTGAGACTGCCGCGATCTGGATGTCAACTTCCGGGTTCTGGCTGTATGACGGATACGTTAAGCCGCTGCCTTGCGATGTGTCTGATTTCGTTTTTCAGGATATCAACACATCGCAAGCCAGCAAGATCTACGCTGTGAACAACTCAAAGTATGGCGAGATATGGTGGTTCTATCCGTCAAGCCAATCCACTGAAAACGACTCTTATGTCGTCTACAACTACCGCGAAGGACATTGGGCCATTGGCGATCTGTCGCGTACGGCTGGGACTGATCGAGGCGTGTACAGCAATCCTCTGATGGTTTCGGCTGACGGCTACATCTACGAGCATGAAGTCGGTTATGCCTACGACTCGGCAACGCCTTTCGCTGAGTCCGGTCCCGTTTCTCTCGGAAACGGCGATCAGACCATGACAGTTTTGGAGTTGGTGCCAGATGAGCAGACGCTAGGCGAGGTGCAGGTTTCCTTCAAGGTCAAGAACTTTCCAACAGACGCGGAAACGACTTTTGGACCCTACACTGCATCGCAGCCTACAGATGTGCGTTTCTCGGGCCGGCAGGTTAAGGTCAGGTACACCGGGGCGGTGCTTGATGATTGGCGTGTAGGCGTGCCAAGGATGGATGCTATCGCGGCAGGAAAACGCTGATGGATGACTTTGAGAGGTGTTCTAAATGGCTGGAGGCGGCGCTAGAATACTCAGCAGGGACACACACAATTGAGGACATTGCAGCGGGGGTGAAGAGCGGCGCTTTTCAGTTCTGGCCGGCACCCAACGCAGCAGTAATCACCGAGATCATTGTCTACCCGCAACTCAAGGCTCTGAATTTTTTCTTAGCTGGCGGCGACCTAGATGAACTCAAAGCGATGCGACCATACATCGAGCTTTGGGGAAGGCGAAATGGTTGCACCAGGGTTAACCTTACTGGCCGCAAAGGCTGGCAAAAAACCTTTTTAAGAGATGAAGGATACGAACCTAAGTGGTTCGTGTTGAGCAAGGAGCTTTGAGATGGCAATCACCTATCCAAGCCAGTTGATGAGGACTCAACTGCCTTATTACGTCAGAGAAGGCGACATCTACTCGCAGATCATGAGTCAGATGCCGCAGCGCCGAGTCACTAGTCCCTACGGCAACTTCACTGGCGGCTATGACCCTAGCATCTACTCTCGCAGGGCCGCAACTGTAGCTCCTGAAACCTCTGGCGGTCTGCTCGGTGTGGCTGATGGTGGCGGGATAGGCGACATGGGTGGCTTAGGTGCTGGCGGCTACGGCATGAATGATGGCATGGGCCTTATCGGACTAGGCAACGCTCTGTCAAGTCTAGGACTTACGGGGCTGGGTAATTCGATCAGCAATTATGGGACTGACCTTCTTGGTGCGATGGAGTCTCAAGCCGCTGCCGACGCTGCTACAGCCGCGTCAATGGGCGCGGTTGCTTCTGACGCTGCTTCCTCAAGCAATACCGCAGGACTAAACGCTGCTGCCGCTGCCGCAGAGATGAGCGCGGCTATGGATGCAGCATCTGCGCAGGCGGCGGCAGATCAAGCCGCTGCTGCTGCTGCCGCAGAATCAATGGGCAGTGCCTTGGCGGCAGATCAAGCCGCTGCCGCAGATGCCGCCGCTGCCGCAGACGCTGCCGCTGCTGGATATGCCGCTGCTGATGCCGCAGGCATGTCAGGTTTTGGCAGTGAAGGCGCATTCGGTTCTTTTGGAGCGTCAGATAGTGCTGGTGACTTAGGCGGCATGGGTGCCGGCGATATGGGTGGTATGGGTTTTGGTGGCGATGCAGGATTCGGAGGCGATGCAGGTTTTGGAGGCGATAGCGGCGGCGGCCTTTACTACAAAGGCGGCAAGGTCACTATGGGTGGCCTGCTCACTGACTTTGATCCTCCCGGACCGGATGACGGTTACGCAGCCCTCCAGGCTGGCGAGTACGTCATCAAGAAATCAACCGTGAAGAAGCTGGGCGACAAGAATCTCAAAGCCTTGAACGAAGGCCGGGCAACGATCAAAATGCGTAAATGAAGGAGTTGGAATATGTCTAAAGGTGGCGGCGGCACGCAAACGACTACGCAGTCAATTGACCCTGATCTGAAGAATGCATATCTGCAACAGATTGAGCAGGCGCGAGGTGTGGCGGCTGCATTGCCTGCGCAGCAGTTCGCGCAGTTCAATCCCATGTACGAGGCTGGCGAGCGGCAGCTTACAAACCTGGGGCTGACTCCATTCGCGCCAGAAGAGATCACAGCCTTTCAGAATCCTTACGAGCAGCAAGTTGTCCAGAATACGCTTGCTGACATTGAGGAGCAAAGGCGCATGGCGCAGATGCTTGAATCGCAGCGCGCCACAGCGGCTAAAGCCTTCGGCGGTAGCCGGCAGGGCGTGGCGCAGGCTTTGACCAACGAGGCGGCTCTTAGGGAGGCCAGCAGGGCATCTGCGGGACTGCGCCAGCAAGGCTACGGCGAAGCGGCAAGACTTGCCCAGCAGGCGCGCAACATTGGCCGTCAAGGCGCAATGGATGTCCTCGGCCTTGGCGGTGCCCGTCAGCAGCTTGAGCAGCGTGAGCTTGATGCTCTGCGAAACATCGGCCTTGAGCGGTTGGGCATATCGCAAAGCGCATTAAGCGGAAGCCTGCCCAATCTTGGCATGACGACGACATCTCCGCTGTATCGCAATCGCGGATCTGGGGCGCTTGGTGGCGCATTGGCTGGAGCAAGTTTAGGAAGCAGCATCCCAGGAATTGGAACTGGAATCGGCGCTGGTATTGGTGGTCTGCTTGGCCTGTTTGGATGAGGTGAAACATGGCAACATCATTTGATCTTGGCGGGTTGCTGGGGTCGGCATTCGGTGCTGACGAATACGGCGATTTATTGACGCCAGAGCAACAATCGTCGATCAGGAATAGGGCTATGCTTTCCGCTGCCGCTGCGCTCTTGCAGGCCGGTGGCCCGTCTACGACACGCACCACGCTAGGACAGGCGCTCGGGTCTGCTTTGACCGCTGGTCAGGCTGGCGCTGAGAGAGCGCAGCAGTCGGCATTAGCCGGCATGATGACTCGCCAGAAGCTGGAGGAGGCACGGCGAGCGCGTGAAATGGAAGAGAACATTTCTAGGATTTTGGGCGGTGGTCAACAGATTTCTTCTGTCGGTCAGACCATCACGCCAGATATGGCGCTCGCTGCGCCAGTTACCGAAGGTATGCCTGCCGGTCCTACAGTTGCGCGAGCAGGGATGATCGGGCAGGCTGCGCCCGCTGCGCCTGCGATGAGTCCTAATGAGATGCAAGCGCAGCGGTATCGTGATGCTGCTCGTTTGTACACATCAAGAGGCCGAACTGAAGATGCCAAGCGCATGATCGACATTGCCGAGCAGCTTGCGCCGACTCGGCAGAAGGTCATCGGAGAGCCGATCCAGACTAGAACCGGCTGGGTTCAGCGTACCGAGTCGGGTGGCTTTATTCAGTTGCCCAAGGACTTTGAGCCGCAAGTTAAGGTCAAGCCGATTGGCGAGCCTTTGACTGTTACGGATGAGGCATCCGGCAATCAGATTCTTGTCCAGCGTTTCGACGACAACACCATCAAGCCGCTGGAAGGCTTTGGGCCAAAGCGTGATGTCGTGCTGCAAACCATTGACGGCAAGACTGTCGCTATTGACAAGAGCAAAGTCACAGCAGGGCAGACATTTGGAACCGGAAGGAACTTGCAATTCGTTGATGTTGATGGCACCAAGCAGCTTATTGACCTTAACGCGACACCTGTCGGAACTGTATTCGGCAAAGGCCAAGATCTTCAGCTTGTTGACGTTGATGGTCAAAAGCAACTGATTGATCTGAGAAACACTCCTGTCGGAACAAAATTCGGCACTGGACAAAACATCCAGATCATTGAAGTTGATGGTCAGAAGCGTGCAGTTGATCTGAAGAATGTTGCTCCGGGAACAACCTTTGGAACCGGCATATCTCCGGTGGAGCAAGCACGCCTAGACATTGAACGTGAGAAGCTAAACATTGCCCGTGAGAGGCTCAAAATCAGTCAAGATGAGTTCAATCGAGGCAACTATCAGAGAATGGAAACTCCTGGCGGCATTGTGTATGTGCCGACAACTCCAGGCGGTAAAGTCATTCCTCTGACTGATGCAGCAGGCAAACCCTTGATGGGCATTGAAGGCCAACAGCTTGATATTGCTCGGCGCAGGCTGAACATCAGCGAAGCCGAGTTCGCTAGGGGCGCGTATGAGCGCACCGAGACTGCCAACGGTATCGTTTATGTCTCGAAGGTTCCTGGCCGGCCCATCATCCCGCTCACCGATGCAGCAGGCAAGCCGCTAATGGGTGCCAGCGGATCGGCAAGGCCAACTCAAGAAGAGGCAAAAGCAGCAGGATTCTCCCAGCGCATGGAGGCATCTTTGTATGTCATTGGTAATCTGCCGCAAGGTTCACAGCCTGGCGTGAGGGCTGCTGTCGCTGGGGCGCTTCCAATCATCGGAGGTGTCGCGCAACGTGGCGCAATGAGCGCTGAACAACAAAAATACAAACAGGCCGCAGACGACTGGATTCGCGCCAAACTTCGGCAGGAGTCCGGCGCTGTCATTGGCGAAGATGAGATGCGCAAGGAGTTTGAAACGTATTTCCCGCAAGTCGGAGACAAGCCAGAGGTTATTGCGCAGAAGGAGCAGGCCCGTGCAATCGCCACCAACGCGATGCGAACTACTGCTGGCAGGGCGTATCAGCCTTATGTGCCGCCGCCCCCAGCGCAAGTCCCAAAAGAAGGCGACACGTCAAAAGACAGGAACAACAGGAACATTGTTTTCCGTAACGGTCAATGGGTGTATCAATAATGGCAACCTCACCACGCTCAGGAATGGCAGTTCCCGCAGACGATCTGCCAGAGTCTCTTCGCGTATCCGCTCCAGCATCAGGCGAGCCGGTGCCTGCTGGAGCAATGCAGCCTCCCGCTGCTGCGCCAAGGTTTCAAGGCACGCCAGTAGAAGCCGGCATTGGCCGATCACTGCTTCAAGGCTTGTCGTTTGGTTTCTCCGATGAGGCAGAGGCAGCAATGCGCGCCCGCGCAACGTCTGGGCCTCGATACGAGCAGGAGCTTGCGCGAATCAGGGCGGGCATCAAGCAATACGAAGAGCAGTATCCCGTCAGGGCATTTGCTGGCGAAGCGGTAGGCGGTCTTGCGCCTACCGCTGCCGGCATCATTGCCTCGCTTTTCACTGGTGGCACCTCTGCCGCAATGACTGCCGCACGCGCAGGTCAGCAAGCCGCTAAGATTCCTGGCCTTGTTTCAATGATGACGAGAGGCGCAGGAGCAGGCGCAGCAACTGGCGCTCTGTCTGGTGCCGGTACGGCTCAAGGCGGTCTTGAGGATCGAGTCCTTGGCGCAACGCTTGGAGGCGTTACTGGTGGCGTACTCGGCGGGGCGACTCCAGCTATTACATCTGGCATCGGATCTGGCGCTCGCAGGGTTGGCGAAGCCACAGGTATCGTGCGCCCGCAAGATCCACTGAACAAAGCGCAAGAGATTCTTGCTCGCAAGATTGCCCAAGAGGGCATGACTCCGCAGCAGTTGGCGGCACGCCAAGCCGAAGTAGTCCGTACCCTCGGGGCGCGTGATGAGACTCTTGCAGACATTGGCGGTGAAGGTGTCAGACGCCTCGCTCGCGGTGCAATGGCTATCCCGCAGGCGGCGGAAACCGAAACCCGTCAGATGCTGACGGAGCGCATGGTTGCTGCCGGTCCTCGCATCATCAAGGACATTACCGATCTGACGGCAGTCGGTGCCCGTGATTTGGATGATGTGGCA